TCGATTACTCTGAGGCTGTTAAAGCTCAGGGCTTTCGTTCGTATCTGGAGTCCGAAGTGAACGTGAAGGACCTTGATCGACGTTTGTCGAATTGGGATCCTCAGGACAACTCACTGGAGCTTCTTAAGAAGCTCTTTGTCCTGCTCTGGGGAGACGTGCTTAGCAGCACGGAATCCTCTCTCCTTTCGGGAGAGATTATCCCCAGACATGGTCCGGGCAAGACAGCCGATAGGCTGTCTGGTAACCAGAAGTGGCGCCAAGCCACCTGGCCCGAACGTTTGGACGAATGGTTCCCTCATCAGGAATACCTCGTTCCAAATCTCCGATACTGGCGTGAAGCCACGGAGCATGTCACGTTCCTTAGCCCTAGGTCTGAGATACCCGTTAGGGTTGTCACAGTTCCTAAGACAGTTAAGAAAGCCCGGATAATCGCGATTGAGCCAACAGCAGTTCAATACTGCCAGCAAGCTCTTGACCGTGAAATCCGCAAGAACCTTGACCGTTTCCGGTTGGGGTTCGTCTCACTGAACGACCAGTCTCCTAATCAAGAGGCCGCGAGATTGGGCTCCCTTAGCGGGGAGCTCGCTACGCTAGATATTAGCGCAGCCAGTGATTCGCTTTCTAATCAGCTTTTGATAGAGTTGATGGGACCCTGGTCGCACTTAAACAGTGCGATTCAAGCCTGTCGCTCTACTCGAGCTGACGTGCTTGGTCAGACAGTTCGTCTGTCCAAGTTCGCTTCTATGGGCTCGGCTTTGTGCTTCCCCATTGAAACGATGGTGTTTGTTACTCTTGCAGTAGCAGGCACCCTTGTGGATATAAAGCACAAGGGCTGGAATACCATCACCCGGCAGGATGTTGAGTCCTGTTTGGGTAAGGTACGCTCCTATGGGGACGATATTATTGTCCCCTCGGAGAGGGCACCAATGGTGATAAGTTGGCTTGAAGCTTTTGGCTTCAGAGTCAATGTCGACAAGAGCTTCTGGACTGGAAAGTTCAGAGAGTCTTGCGGCTGCGAGTACTATGATGGAATTGATGTCTCCATCGTTCGCTTGCGCGAACTCATCGCAACGTCACCACGCTCTGCGGGTGTGATTTCCACCGTGTCACTTCGTAACCTCCTGTATTTCAGGGGGCTGTGGCACACTGCAAGGTGGCTGGACGAAATACTTGGGAAGGGCTTACGCTTCTTCCCAACCGTCCATTGTACATCCGCAATACTCGGAAGGCAAACCTTCTTGGACTACGAAGTCCAGAGGATAAGTGCCGACACTCAGAGCCCGGAAGTCCGAGGGTATACCACAAAAGTGGCAACCACGGACGACCCCCTTGATGGGGTATGGGCCTTGAGCAAGGTATTGATAGCGCACGAGGTTGAACAGGACTCCTTTGGTTTCTTGGATGATTCTCGTTTTGCTACCGACCATCTCGAGTTGAGC